GATAACAATATTAATTGTATCAATTAATCCACTGTTTACTTTGTCATTTAAATCATTGGGATGTTCATTATTAAATCTGTCTAACAATTTCTTTGCTTTAACTACTCCCAGTTGTCTATACTCAGGAGTTAATAAACTAATCAATGAGTATTCAGGATGTGACACACGATTGGCAAACACACTGGCATGATATACCAATGTTTTTTCTTCCATGATAATAGGAAACTCATTGAATAAATCATACCAAAATTCAAGTAAGTCTACGCAATCAATTGCATTGAAAAGGCTTATAGTGCAACTTAATCCAACTGTAAACTTAGTATCAGTAGAGGAAGAATCTGTGTGCATTGCCAATCTACTTTTATGAACTAAGCCCACATATGTTCTAAGATTGCTTTCTACTTTACTCCACTTGAAAGGATAACGAATATATTCGTTGACTTGTTTATAACCGTCAATAGAAACAGATACGTGAACACTACCAAAGTTATTCCAAATATCAATTAACTCATCAGAGATACCAGTTAAGTTAGTAACATAACTTAAGCGAATCTTTTTAGCACGTCCTGTGGCAATGATTAATTTTAAGAACTTGATGTGTTCTTCTGAAATAGTGGGTTCACCTCCCACTAGACTAATAAATTCTACGTTAGGAAAATCATCTACTAATTTTTGTGCAGTTTCGTTATCAATAGAAACTCGTTTGTATTGAACTTTTTGCTCTGGTTGTATTCTCCAAATATCATTCCATTCTTCTTCCCAAAAATCACTAAGAATAGAACTGCATGTCATGCACTTACTATTGCACTTTGTACCAAATGTCAAATCTAGATATTTGATGTCGGTTGGATTGATACTTTTATTCATTGGAACAAAATCATTTATGTTCTTATTCCAAATAGTACGCATGGATGCAATGTCGTTTTCTTCTGCTTGTTTACAATTCAAACAGGCATCGGGCCATTCTCCATTAATTAATTGTCCTCGCAACTCTCTAAGATTCTGTGCGTTGATTCTGACCTTAGGGTCTCGTCCAACTACTCCATAGTCATAGTGACCATCTTTATACATTTTCCAATGGTCGGTACGAATATTACAGCAAGGAATATACTCGCCAAATGCGTTGATTGATGCTGAGCCAAACGCTAGGCTACAATATATAGGTTTCTTAGTATCCGTATTATTCACATAATTTCCAATGCACGTATGTTTTTTCATCCATGATGATGTATTCTCCTGCTTTGAACCAAGATCCTTGGTACACAGGCTCGCCATAGTATTTAATGCACCATAGTTCCATAGCACTTTTTATGCCACGCATTCTATTAGGTGGCATCATTTTAATAAATGTCTTTTCTACCCACTGATTATTTTCCCAAAATTTCTTTTTAGCCTTTGTAGCGATACTAGGATCAAGGTCATAAAAGTGACCAGTGATTGGATCACTTAATCCTCTGTCTATTGAAATTAATTTTTTAGTTGAATAGCCTGCCATGTTAACTCCACCTCAATGTAAACATTATATAATCTTTTTCATAACGAAACTTAAACTTCATTTCTCCGTCATCTAATATTATCCAACGTGTATGTCTTTCAAATTTATTGTTATTATTTCTTAACCATTCAAGTATTTCATTGTAATGCTTTACATGTGCTGATGCTTGATGCCAACCCGGGTTAGTATGTTCCCAACCTTTAGGATCGTGATAATTGTACACATCAATATCCACCAGCAGCCAATAACTCTTTTACTTGTGGCACGATATTGCTATTACGCTTAAATCTAATAGCCCATTGTTCGGGGTCAATATATTCAAGAATCATTTTTTGCTGTGATTCATCTAATCGTTCAATCAAGCCAATGCCACTAGTACTTTGATATAGCATCCATGGACTGATTCTACCAGCGGTGATAGCATAGCAAATTTTATTTGCATTACCATATCGCAAATAATCTTTGCTTAGTATACCTTCTGCTTTTGCAAGTTCAATTGTTGTTTCAATACTACGTGCAATAGCATCTAGTGGGTCTTCGTTTTTCATATGGTCAATCAAAAACTTTGTGTAGTTTGTGTCACTACACCAACTATCAACTTTGATATTATTTTTTAGTAACCAATCAGCGTATCGTTCAACATTGATAACATTGACGTTGACACAATAATGTCCGAACTTAACAAAGACCAAATAATAAGAACTCTTAATAAAGTCTAAGTATGTTTTAGTCTTTTTAGTTGGTGTGTTCTTTTTATAAAAAGATAGCCATGTTTGAAAACCAATACGGTTACCCGTTTGGTCTTTGTCTTGCCATCTGCGTTTGTTTTCACATAAGTGTTTATCTAATGTGGACTCACGCAGAAATTCTCTGTTACAAAAATCGCAACTGTGTTTTACCTCAGTTACCGCTGTCTTCTTCATATTGTTTAATGTCTTTATCTGTAACAAGGTCACTTAATAACTCAATTTCATCAAATTTTAAATTGGGGAATTTCTCAGCAAGATACACTTTGCGTTTATGATTATCTACAAAAGCCTCGGATATCAATGCAATGTCGCTATCACTAGTCTTTGGATAGATTTTTTTATAATATTCTTTGATATCTTTTAGTTTTGCAGGTTCACGCAACTCACTTACTTTTTCTTTAATGTGAGGTATCCACTGATGAAACTGCTTGCCTAATCCCGGGCTAGCCGCACACAACATCAACCATTGTAGTTTAGGATGATGATATACGTTTTCATTAAACAAATATTTGTTTGCATGGTAGTTAGTGCTTTGCAAATAATATGATTGCAAATCACTATTACCCTTGATTGCACTAACCCAATGAACTAGCATAAAAGGTACAATTTTCTTTTGCTGTTCTTGTGTTAGTCTATCATAGAAGCCATAGTCTTTCTTATCAATAGCCGCAAGAATATCAAACAAGGCTACGTCTTGATTTTCAAACTTTTCCTCAGTTGATACTTTTTCTTTTGCCATTAGTTTTTCAACATTTCGTATGTAATAACGTGTGCAATACCTTGACCCAATTCTTGTTCACTAGGGATAATATGTAGTGTTTGATTGTGACGGTCAGTGCGTTCGTCATACTTACTGTATTCCATAACATATCCACCGTTAGCATGATAAATTGTAAAATTCATACCACGTTGGTCAAGAATTCTACCTCTACTATGACCTACACTTGCTATAGTAACATGATTGCCATTATCAGCCTCTACCATATTCCTAGACTCTTCCCATGCTTGCTTGCACTTGTTTACAAACCATTTATTAAACCAATTAAACATATTTTTCCTCTTTTAAAATGCTTGACTATAATCTACTATCTCACAATTGCGACTTACTTCTTTTACAAAATAAACACATCTTGGTTCTTTACTATCATCGATTGGTACACATAAGAACTGACCGTTACGTAATCGTGGCGCATACCATGTTACATCAGGATAGATATCTAATATCTCAACTGGAATAAACGTTGGACTAAAACTAGTCAATGGATTAAACTCAAATGCATTAAAGCCACGATCATTGAGACTACTCAATGGAAGTGTTTCTAAGTCTCCATGTTCTTGTTCACCGATCAGTATCTGCCAATCAACGGGCATCTTGATTGTCTTGTTGCCAATCTTTAATACCAATGCAGGACTATTAAAACTCTCCAAAAAGATTAGTGGGATGTAATGATAGTCTACATTACTTGGATTGGAATTATCGAGGATAGCAAATCGCAAATCATCGATTTCTTCTGGAAGCGTTTCTAAATTATAATAGATATTATCTAAGGTAAGTATTCTCATAGTCGTATTGTAACAACTCCTTTGGTGTTTGTCAACATATTAATAGTCCAATTTCTCCAAAGTAAATGGATAGTTGGCTTCTTTGTAAAATGCTTTACGCTGTGTTAAGTGACGTTTAGCAAACTTACAACTGCTAGTGATATCCCAAATCTCTACGTGATCTTTGTCTTCGGCTTTACGAATACCACGACCTATACTTTGAATAACTCTAACGAACGATTTACCAGGCTCCAACAGAACCAAGTTAAAGATACGAGGTATATTGATACCAACAGCCGCGACACCATAGGTCGCAACAATAATTTTGTTACTGCTTGTTTTAATTTCGTCATATTCTTCTTTACGCTCAGTCAGTTTTGTTTCGCCACTGACAAATACGCTATCGGGTAGTCGTGTGATTAATTCTTTACCTGCGTTAACACGATCAACCAATACCAATGTATTGCCTGTCTCATTGATTTTGCTAATCAATTGTGCAATCTTGTCTAATCGTTTACTGTCTTCTAATAAATGTTTTAGTTCGCTTTGATAGTTAGTAAACTCAACATGGTCTTTTAGTTGAACAATATTAACGTGACATTGTGCAAGTACGCCCTTGCTTTGTAGTTCACTTGCAGCCAGTTTACCGATCACTGGTCCTAGGCTTACTAATAGTGATACTTGTTCGTGCTTTGCTTTAGGAATAGTTCCTGTTAGTCCCCAACGAATTGGTACTGCGCTGAACACACCTGTTAGTAATGTTTTAAGTGCATCGGCTTTGGCCATGTGAACCTCGTCAACCATGACACAAACAACGCCTTCAATAAACTCACCAATTGGAATTTCTGCTTCGCCACTCTTTGTACTCTTTAGCATATTGTTTAGACTTTGCCAAGTACAAATCGTATGTGTCTTGTTGTATTCTTTTCTGTCACCAAAGTAAACACCTACATCTAATCCAAGATTGATGTAATCTGTTTCTGTTTGTACGACTAGTGACTTGTTGGGAACAATAACAATACTACGACCATATGCCTCTACACTTTTACTAAGTGCCGCAGTCATTAATGTCTTACCTGCGCCTGTAGCGATCTCTTGTAGACTTTGTGGATTGTTCAAAAAGTTGTTGACGATTTCTACTTGATAGTCACGCAACATAATAGGCTGACCTTCACGTTCATGTCCTTTGGGCCATACCTTGTCACTAAATGTAGATTCGGACACTTGAGTAAAATTGAAATTTGTATTGTATGTGCGTAAATCTGTTACATCAATATCATAATCAAAATCAATTAGTAAAGGTAACACTTCTTCTAATAGGTTGACGTATGTACTGCCACCTAAACTAAAATAACTAACCTTACCATTCCATCGACCTAGTTTGTATGAGGGCCTAAACCTTGCAGTTGGATCCTCAAACTCAAACTTTTTCATCAATGCTTTACGTGCGTCTAATTCAAGACCTTCGATCTTGACATTGACTTCATCTTTAATTAATAATTTGGCTTCTCTCATTTTATCACTATTGGTCTTGAATTTTTAATCATTATTATTTTACCTGCTTTGTTTGCATTTAAGTAGTCAGATGGCAATTTATTTGTATATGATTGTATCAATACAACAGGATTTTCAAAAGCCATAATATGAAATTTCTTTTTACTTTCAACAAGAATATTTACTTGCGCAAATATATCTATCATTTCATGTGAGTAAGATACATTATTTGGTATCAATACTTTAGGATTTATTTCTACTAACCAATTAGCAACAGTAGTTAAATCATCTAAATCTATTACAGCAATATACGATCCTGCAAATTGTAAATCAGGCCTATCCTTAATTAATTCTTCGTCAATAGAAATACCATAATGGCTTAATTTATAAAGTGTAGGTATGTCTAATTTCAATTCTATATCTTTAATTGATTCATACAGTATATCATTAATAGCAACAATCATCAAGTTATTGTTTACCATACGTAAAGTAGGTTTCCAATATTTGACACTATCATATTGATTAAGTTCATTTAATATATTTTGTATCTCACTTGAGTAGTCAACCTCAAAAAATTCGGGCAGTAATGTTGTTGCAATTTTCAATGCATAGGTGCCGAATTTAGCAACATACATCTTATCAGTTTTATTCCATTCGAATGGGTTATCGTCCACATTCTTAAATGCACTGATAAAGTTCTTATTGAAAGGTAATCTGATTGTAAGATTATCATCTACAACGGACACTTTAGCATTTGTGTACTCAGGAGTACTAGCAATGATATTAGTTTTCCATTCTAGATTGGAAATCGTTTCTTTATGTATGCTATGCTTATTTAATTGGCGTGCGTACTTGTCTACTAATTTGTCAAACAATGCAACCTGATTGGTAGTAATGCGATTGTTTTTTACAATCAGCATTTGTAGGTTCGAAAAAAACTTTTGATCAAATTGGCTAAGGTTTATTTTACCATTTAATAAAAAGTACAATATGTGTTCTTTACTATCCATCAACATATAATAACATAATTAACACAACAATGCAAATATATAGGTAAAAAAAGGGGGACCTAAGTCCCCCAAAATCACTACACCACAAAAAATTATTGACGATGCATAACTGTGTTTTCAGCAAGCATCTTCCAGTTTGGAGACACTTTGACAAGATCGGCAATCTTCAAGCACATACGCAAACTCAGTTCACGCAAACGCTTACGATTTTGCTCCATGAATTCAAGGACCTGTTCGCCTTCGTTATTCTCAAAGCCATAATCAAGAAACAGTCCACCATCAGTATCACGATGTACTTGCTTGATACGCAACATCTTATCACGATCGGTATCAATAGTTAGGTCAAGAAAGTGACAACGACTTTCAAGAGCCTCGAGGTGATCCTGCATCTTTTTAGACTTAACGTTTTGGAACTTCAAGTTAGTAATGAAAATTGCACTACCCTTGAATTCAAAACTGTCGGGGATACCTTCAGTGCGCAAAATGCGACTGTCACTATTCCAGCAAATCTTGCGGCGTTTGCCACTGTCAAGTGCAGCCTTAAGAATGTTTAGCGACAACTCATCACCAAAAACGCTGTCGCAGTCATCGAACACAAGAATGTTCTTAGCATCACTATACTTGTACAATTGCACGTACAAGCCCAGTGCAGTCATAGCGCCCTTGACAACTTCATACTTAACACGCTTGCCTGCAATCTTATCAAACATAGCAGACTTTTCAAGTTGGCGCTCAACACCATATGATTTACCAACGCCCGGAGGGCCTGATACAATCATAGCACGAATGTCACCATTGATACATGCCTTAGCCATGTCATCAAGAATACTGAATCGGGTAGCAATGCGATCCATTGCCTCATCGTCAGTTTCGGACACTTGCGGTGCAACCTTAAATTCTACTGTGTTTTCCATTAGTTCGCCTTCTGTAAATTCTATATCTGAAATGTGATTAACTTTAATTTTAATTGTGTCAATTGCAATTGGGAATTGACCCTCATTGCGAACAGTTACAAAACCACCTTTCTTGCCAGTTTGAAAACCCTTGACAAGAGTAAATGCAGTATCGATAACTGGCTGATTGCGATACTCGCCTGACTTGACAATAATCTTTGACATATTTAGCCTTTCGTGTGTGTGTTAAAACTAATCATTCAATACAAGTATTGTAGCACAATGCCCAATTAATGTCAAGCCTTAAGGATTTGATAGAGGCGATCATGTATCGTACCCATCTCTTCCTGACTGACATAAAAGTCCGTAGTAGGATCATAGTACTGGCCTTCAATGTTGTCATAATACAACACTCGACCTGTAAAGTTGAAAGGACCTTCAAGACCTTTACGAGGACCATACTTGGTTCTCATCTCGTCCATTTGTTGTTTATCTGCAACAATTTTGTATCCCATGTTCAACTCCCTTTCAACTGAATAAGACTATATTATATACCCAAATTGAATTAATGTCAACCGAAAAGTTTGTAAACCCACATGCCGGAAACAATCATCAAAAACAACACAAACCTACCGGTAAGCGTGGTCAAGATAAATTCAGCAAATTTCATACACACTCCTTAGTCACAATCTTTATTGTATGTATTATATGCCCAAAATCTTTAAATGTCAAGCCTTTTTATCTATTATTTTTAGGATTTTTTGTTGTTTAAAAACAACAACTTACACGATTCTAGATGCGTAAACTTCCACAGATTTGTCTAATTGCTGGATAAAATCGATTTCTGTTTGATTTCCACCATTCATAACATTATAGTCAGCAATAATGATTCCTAGGCTTGTGGGCACTTTAGCAGTAATGCCATCACCACCTGAGGTGCTGTGTGCTAGTAGTGTGGGCTTGTCAAAAAGTACAGCGCCACAGTCACTTACAAACATCAGAAAATCAGCATAGTCAGGGGGCAAGACAGCATGTGTATTGGTACCATGACTGTTAGTTAACTTAATGTTACAATACTCACGTAATTCACGTTTCTTGCTAGTATAGATGGCACCTTCTGTATATTTCATTTCTAAACGGGTATTGTTAAGCCCTGTAATTAAAAAATCACATCCATCTTGTGCAACGTAAGACAATGATTTGTTTGAGTATTTTTCAATTGATTTTTCAAAGACACGGGCCTTTAAAAATCGCAATTGTTCAGTATTCAACTGAGGACCCATTGCTTTAACAAGTTTGCTAAACCTATGAAAATCAACGTTATTTTTCAAATGGTCTGCTACTACTGCTGTCGTATATGTCATACAAAGTCCTGTGAGTACTGATTACAAATACTATCAATTTCATTGCGAACAGAACTAATAGTATCGCACATTTTGGAATAATTGTCAAGCCTTCTGACTAAAATAAACTGAGGATTATATATTCTAATCTCAGCCCTAACCGTGTAATAATTAAAATTAATTACAATACAAGGTAGATTTCTATTGGCTCTGTTTTCAACATAATTAACTGTTGCTTTTTGTTGTTCCAAATATACCGTTAATAAATCAATAATTGTGTTAGTGTCCATGTATGCTATTTAGACACCCACAGTCCATTTAACTACAGAATAGTAATGCATTTGTTCCTTATGTCGTTGTTCAAACTTACCAGTAATATTGATAGGCTTATCCAATACATGTTCAAACAAACACATTAAAGGATTATTCTCTTCAATGTTTAGTTTTACTAAATTATCTACTTCATCGGTAAACCAAAATTCATAAGACTTATCTTTGCTAATATATGACTTAATCTTTTTAACAAAGTTTAATGTTTTGGTTTGCCTATTTGTTCCAGGCAACACAACTACTTTACTGCTATTAAGAGGCCGAATGTTGGCTCCAAATAGGTCAAGAATTTGTAAATCATAGATATAAAAATAAGGAAGTTTATATGCCATACCCAAATATTTGTCAGGGTAGATATGTCTTCCACTGCCTTTTGGATCAATAAAATCACTGTGAATAAACTTGTTAAGGTCTTCACGATATTGTGAAAGTCTTACGTTGCGCAACTTCATCATCATTAACTTTTGACTGTAATGCTTTTTGATTTTAGTTGCAAGTTCAATGTCTTCAGGCAACACGAAACCAGGCAGGCGTTCATCGTCCAATGACATATATTGATTTTTTAATCTAAAAGCACAACAACTAAGAATTAATAGGTCTTCATCAACCGTTGTGTATTTTTCACGATATGTTGATGACATTTTTAGTAACTCTGTCATATCAAAGTCTCCGGGTGTAGAATGTACTGGAACTACGACATTTTGTAAAATACTAGCCAATTGTGATATCCTCCATACCTGCTGTTCTTAAACGAACGATGTGGCCCATTTGCCATTGTTTAGCGTCAATGCCTTTCATGACGCCTAAATATCTGTTGCGCAATAGTGCAACTTCATTTATTAAAACTTCAAAATCAATTACTTCTTCTTCACCGTCAACATACTTTTCTGCATCACGTGCGGTTAATGCACGTTGATAACCTTCTAAGTATTTTTGAAAATGCTTTCTACGAATCTTACGTAATTGAATGTTAAGGTAGTTGAGTACCGCTTCAATCTCTTGTAGTTGATTGAAACGATACTCAGTCACACCCGGTAGTGCGGCAATGTTCTTTTCAACATTACCTTTTACCATTACATCGTACTTAGCCGATGTTAGTTCCTGTTCATAGTGTTGTATGAAGTCAGGAAGCACAGACAAATCCGCAGTAATCTTAGAATACCAGTTCATTAATAATTGTTGTCTTCGTCTTCGTCATAATCATCACGGTAATCTTCTTCATCGTCATAGAATTCTTCTTCTTCATCGTACTTAGAAAATTCATCACCGGGGCTTTCGATATAATATCCAACTGCTTGCTGAATATTTAAATCACGCTTAAATGTCTTTTTAATATCTTGTGGATCATAATCGTTATCCACAAGATAATTAACTAGCAATTCAGCGGCTTCGTTTACATCACCTACTTGAATACTGGGCTTTAAGATATCCCACATTTCGCTTACTAGATTTAAACTCATACTTCATTTTCCTCCTCCTGAAGTACTGTACTTAGTTTATTGTTTTGACGCTTAGGAAATTCTTCCATTACACGATCAAGACAATTATCATCATTACGTTCCCAACCTTTACGGAACTTCTTAATGATTTCTCCGTCAAGAGTAGTATACACTAAACTGTTGCCTTCTTTAGACAACATACCCTTGCCTTCAAACATATCAACTAAGCCACTGTAAGGATTCATACCTGTTTCATATGGAATCTTTACTTGTACACTTTCAAAAGGCTTACTGTAACGTGTCTTCATAACCTTACAAGCACTACGAATACCACGTACTTCACTTACCTTGTTACCATCCTCATCCTCTTTGAGTTTGAGTTTCTTCATAGCAACAACGATTGAACTTGCATAAACGAAACCTTGACCACCACTGATCTTATCATCTGGGTCAAACATATCTTGGCTTGCATATGTATGATTAGTTGCAATCAATCCTACATTATAACTACCAAACATGTTAACACAGTTACGAACAAGTGCAGTTAATGCTTTGGGCTTACGACCCATGTCACCCTTCATGTCACCTGCCTCAAACTGATTAACGTCAGTTGGAGTCAATAGCATACCAAGACTGTCAAGTACAAATAGTACCTTTGGTCGATCAGTATCTGGCATTACCTTGTAAGACTTCATAAACTCACTAATAGTTTTGCCTACGTCATCAATCATTGCCATATTAAGTTTCAACAACTTATCTTCATCAGTTGAAACACCTAATGCATGTAGCCATGCCTCATCCAAAGCATTCTCGGTGTCGATTAAGACAACGAAAATTCCTTGCTGTTGGGCATGACGTACTAAGTTACCTGAACAGATAAAACTCTTACCTGAACCTGATTCACCTGCAAATACAGTTACCTTGCCAAGTGGTACACCTTTATTAAAGTCACCACTGATAAGATAGTTCAGTGCATGGTTACCAGTGCTAATCCAATCAGTTGGATCGTTAAATCCAATGCTAAGACCATCAATAGCCTTAGTAATATCCTTACGGAACTTACTTACGTCAAATGCCTTTCCCATTATCGATCCTTAGGAAGAGTGTGAACAACCTTAATCAAATCAATTAATTCGGCTTCTGAGTTTACAACTAACTTAAGTGAAATCCAATCATCGTTATAATCACGACCGCCTACTTCAAGTAGGAAACCATTGTCGTAACGTTGAATTTCATAACCTTGATTTGTCTTTTCAAGGGTTTGCAATAATGTTACATTTTTCTCATATTCCTCAAATTTTGAGGTCTGTGGTGTCTGTACTGTTTTTGTCTTTGTCTTTGTTGCCATGTTATTTCTCCTATTGTTAAATTATCTGGCTGCGTGTTTCATTCTATCAGAATATGAAACTTTGTCAAGTATATCGGGACACTGGTCTGCCATTCTTTCTAAGTCATAATCACTTGGAAAGTGGCGAAGAGCACCACGTGCGCGGTCCCTAATGATACTAGGTACCCTTGGTGTCTTACCTGGATCGCACAATTCTTCCAAAAGTTTCTTACCCTGCTTGAGTGAGCGGTATCTTTCGTCTGGTAGTGTCATGGTAGTCTCCTTAACCAAAATAGGGGGAAGTTTCCTTCCCCCTTAGGTTTTTAGGCCTTATTTTGTCTTGCACGGATCATTGCTAAGATGTCCTGTGCTTTATCGCTTGAAGTTGCCTTTGGAACAACTACTGGATCAGATGCTTGAGTAGCATCGTCCTCAGCGATAGCCTGTGGTGCAGAAACGGGTGCGCTGGTTTCAGCAGTCGCAGTTTGTTTGTCCGTTGTTGCTCCGGCTGGGGCTTCTAGTCCATATGGACGATAGTATGCACCCCAACGTTCATTATCATATGGTTGACCGTCAACTGACGCCTCAAACATTTCCTTAATAATACGGAGTTCTGCCTCATTAGGCTTCTTGGGTAAGAAGTCTGTTAGATTGAATAGACCATGTGCTTGAATTGCTGCCTGTTCAGCCTCAGTCAAAGCACTTTCTTTACGTGCCCAGTTTGAAGTTGAGTAGTCAGCATATCCGCCCTTGCTTGTCTTCTTAATATTGAAGTCAAGACCACGCATATAATCTGTTGGTAATTCTTCCATCTCAGGGTCCAATAATGAACTCTTAATGATAGTAAAAATTTGTGGAGAAATAACGAATCTACGAATTGGATTCGCAGGAGTCTTGTCATCACCTAGTGGGTTCTGACGAACAAAACCTTGGAAGATATAACTACGTTTCTTCCAATACTTGTTAGCAAGTTCCTTCAAAGTATCATCCTTGTACCAAGGACGAACCTCAGCCAACACAGGGCAACTGTCACCATACATTTCCATGCATGGAACTTGAACTACAGTTTGCTTGATGTTTGGATCACCCTTAACTCCGTTGAATGGAAGTTTGATGACTTGACGTTCTACCCAAAAACCATATGGGTTACTATTGTCCGCATCTGGAAGGAAACGAACTGTGGCTGTTGAGCCTTCATCGATATTCCAGTGGGGGTAGATTGAGTTGTCTGATTGACTTGAAGAACCCTTGTTTTGGGTCTTGTTTTCTTGTGCCGCAATACGGGCACGAATTTCTGCTAATGATGCCATTTTAATATCCTTTTTTCATTGACATGGTGTCGTTTTGAGTTGTCGCCCTCTCACCATGAGAGAACTAACACAGTACTAAGTATATAACAACTTTCATGCTGTGTCAAGTATATTTATGCCAGATATGGTAAACCTCACCTTTTAAGTGAGGTTTTTGTGAGTTTATTTACCCAATAGTCGTTTTAAATCTGCTAGTTCATCACGTTCAACTGATTCATTAGCACCAACTAATTTACCACGCAAG